CCTGAGAAGTTTGCTAAGGATATCGATAAAAGTATTAACGAACTGATTGAGCGGATTTCGTACAAGATATATAACGGGGTGGTTGATCGTACACCCGTGTATACTGGTCGATTACAGAATTGCTGGACCATGAGTGTAGGGTCNGAGTCGTGGAAGACTATGGATTTAGGTAAACTTACGCCATCTAGTCCACTATCTAGGCCAAATACTCCGGTCATAAAGAGTGTGAACTTTGAAAAAGTTTATATCTGTAACGGCCAGCCATACGCTGGGTACGTAGAGTTTGGTGGACCTAATAATGCACCTATAGGAATGGTGGAAACGACATTAGCTAGTTTATGACGTACACAACTGAGAAAAACGTTATTGAGGCATATTTGAACGCCAATTTTACGGGTGTCAGGCTGGCTTACGAAAACGATGAGATGACGGACGTTTCAGTTAATGAATGGATTCGAGTATCAATACAAAATGCAGATGCATTTCAAGCGTCGTTGGGGTCTAACCCGCTTTTTAGGTATTTAGGNATTTTGTATTTCCAGATATTCACGCGGCCGGATATTGGGTCTGGAAGAGCTATAGAGATTGCTGACATGTTGTCAGCCCTCTTTAGAGCTGTGAAGGTATCCGGCATAACGTTTAAGACTCCGAAATTGCAAAAATTAGGTGTTCGAAACGGGTGGTATCAGGTCAATTTATCAACCGCTTTTTCTAGAGAGGATTCATGATGGCAAACTTAGGCACTTCTAATCGCGTAGCCGTTCGATATGTGGCTGAATCTGTTTTCGGTACAACCCCAGCAACACCTACGCTCACCGNNGTTCGTTATACAGGCGAATCAATCAGCAACAAAATCTCCACGGTTCAATCAAATGAAATTCGTTCAGATCGTAACACCACGGACTTGGTTCGAGTGTCCAGCGACGCGTCCGGTGACATTCAATTCGAACTGTCTGCGAAATCGTTCGACGATTTGCTCGAAGGCGCTCTTGCTTCGACTTTCTCAGCCCCAGTAGCAGGCTTGTCGGAGATCAAGAACGGGGTCGAACTGAAGTCATTTACGATTCAGAAACACTTCCAAGATTTGACCGCGCCGGTGTTCCAGAACTTCACAGGTATGCGAGTCGGTGGTCTTAATCTGGACTTCAAAACTGGGTCAATTTTGACTGGTTCGATGTCGTTCATGGGTCTTGGCGTCAACATTGGAGAGGCTCAGATCGCTGGAGCCACCGTGGTGGATTCAGAAGGCATTGCTAGTGAGCTACTCAATGCTGTCACTGACGTTATCGAAATCAAGGAGAATGGGGTTACGTCGACCATGGTGATTAAATCCATGACGATGGCTCTTAACAACAATCTGCGAGCTCAAGACGCCATCGGCAGTTTGTCTCACGTTGGTGTTGCGCTTGGTAAATTGGACATCTCTGGAAATATCGAGGTGTACTTTACCGATTTGACCTCTTACAATCGGTTTGTAAACGGCACCGGTTTTTCTTTGTCATTTAAAGTTCAATCATCTGCTGGTGATTATTTCAACTTTGTACTTCCGAACGTGAAATTTGAATCAGCAGAAATGAATTCCGGTGGTCTGGATCAAGATCTGATGCTGACTACTACCTGGCGCGCGCTGTACGACAGCACTGAAGCTTCGATGATCACTATCGAGCGTTATCACGCTCCGTAATATCCACGTAACCCATTCCATTAACCAACTTTCAGGATAAACCATGGCTATCAATATCGATCAAGACACTAGTAAAGCCGATGAAGGTGTCTGGACCACTTACTCTGGTTCCAAATTCAAAGTGGCCAATATCGGCGCTGCGAAGTTCCAGCGCACCCTCAACAGGCTGCAGATGCCGTATCGTCGGAAAATTGAAAAGGGCACGATGGATCCTGTTGACAGTCGTCAAATTTTGTGTCAAGCCATGGCCGAGGGCCTGATCGTGGCCTGGGACGATGTTGTTGACAAAAAGGGCGAAAAAGTCGAATTCAGTCATAAGCTCTGTGAAAAAATGTTGATCAACAACCCGGATTTGCGTGAGTATATCCAAGAATATTCACTCAATCTTGACAATTTCAAGAATGAAGAGCAAGAAGAACTGGGAAACGGCTTGTCGAGTACTTGAAATGGAGGTTGCGGTGGGGTGATAAAACCGACTTTTTAGCCGATGTCGAAGCCCTAGGCCTAGAATCTAAGGCATTAGATTCTAGGCCTACAGTGTATCCATGGATGACTGAGTATATTAGTGGATTCGATGTTTTGAGTACTAGACGGACTAATGGGATGGCCTTAAATCCTATTAGTCTACATGAAATAGAGAGTTACATAAGGCTGTTTGAGATTGAGGATAGTATCATATTCATTCACTTTATAATTTTAATGGATTCAGAATTTTTGAACTATCACAATGAGCGAATCAACTCTAAAAATCGTAGTTGACCCTTCAGGGGCCGAATCAGGGTCAGATAAGGCCAGGAAAGCTATCGATCAAGTTGGTGCGTCAGGCGATCTAGCTGCATCAAGGCTCAAGGCGAGCCTTGACAAAATTACATCGTACTTAGAGAAAGCTACAAAGTCTTTTTCTGGTAGCATGTCGATGCAAAGTAGCAATTTCAACCGTACGTTAGCTACTTTAGCCTCAAACTCGGTTGATTCGATAAAGAAAATTGATCAGAGTATAACAAAAAGCTGGGGCTCCATCAAAGAAACACAATCTAGGTTTTCTGGGTTGTTTAAATTCATCAATTCTGGTTTCACCACCTTGATGACGACTTTAGGCCTTGGTGCAGGTCTAAAGAGTTTCCTCGATAAATTGATCGATGTCAACACCGCTTATAATGCCTTCTCAGCAACCATGTTGGTCGTTAAAGGATCTGTACAAGCGGGTAAAGAGGAATTCAAATATCTAGCTTCATTCGCCAACAAGATGGGCATCGAACTGGATTACGTTATTCGCCAGTATGGTCGTCTATCCGCATCCATGAAAAATATGGATAAAACGGGCGAAGCTACTCGTCACGTTTTTGAAGCTCTGTCTGAAGCGTCAACGGTATTACACTTTAAGGGTTTCGAAACTAACCTGATGTTGGCCGCATTTGAACAAGCCGCTTCGAAGGGTAAAGTATCCCTCGAGGAATTCCAGCGTCAACTCGGTAACAAGCTTCCAGGGGCAATGGCCTTGGCTGCAAAAGGCATGAAAATGACTGAAGCGGCCTTCCGTGAAGCTGTTACAGCCGGCACGTTGGATGTCATGGAAGTGCTTATCAACATGTCATCTCAAATCAAGAAAGAATTTGGAGATGGCGCGGTATATGCCGCAGAACTTTTCACAGGTCAATTAAACCGCATGAAAAACGCGGTTATGATGTTATTTGTTGAAATAGGCAACGGAAAAGCCTTCGATGCATTAACAGACATTGTCAAGTCCCTTACAAAGGCTTTGAGTTTAGAAGGTATAGGCACCGCAGTAGGTGAACAATTGGCTGAATTATTCCGGTCAATCGCTCACTGGATTGATGAAATTACTGAATCTGATATTCGAGAATTTTTTGCAGGATTATCCGGAATCGTTCAAACGTTTAATACCATATTTCAAGGTACTATTACGGCTTTTTCAGGGTTGATCGATGAAAAACCTTCATTTATAACTTTCGCTGAGGCTATATCAACAGCCTTCATCCTTATGGCGGACACGGTGTTTACACTGATAGGAGCCGTAGGCCTATTGCCAGCGATGATTCGTGAATTTTTGTCCGCGATGAATTATACTCGGTCCATAGTGGATGGAGTTCTCCTAAATGGCGGAGAAGATGCTAAAGAGGCTTTAGAAGGACTTAATCGCGCCAANGCTACATCCGCGAAAATGNTAGGNATGTTACTTGGNACNGACTCTCCNTCTGAACGCATGTTTGGTGAAGTGTCCAAATCATTTGATGCTTTAAGAGCACAGACAGAAAAGGTCATAAACTATTACAAGATTTACGATTCCGGATTGGCCAAAATTCAAGAAAATAGCAAGCGAGCTCACAAATACCCTGGCGATTTATCAGGTATTCGTAATAATGCAGCAGGCACAACCGGAGGTGGTGGGTCGAAGGGGTCNGGAATTTCTGAAGCAGAAAAGGGTTTACGACTCTATAACGACTTAATGGACAAAGCATCTGGTTTTACATCTTCGTGGGCCGAAGACGCTAATAAATTGCGNAAAGCNCTTGACNGTGGNAAGATAAGNTTGANNCAATTNAANGAAGGTATAAANGCNCTGTATGCAAAACAACCAATAGTGACNGACGCAATTAAGGATCAAGAAAAAGCGCATGATGAGCTTACCAAGGCCTTGGANGANTTCGCGTCTGCCAAATCGAAGGCCTTGAATANNGCTAACGATGAGGTTGAAAAGGCTAAAGAGTCTTATAATGCNCATGGTAAAGTCGCTAGTGTGTTGCAAGAAGAGGCCCTAGCTCGTTTAGAAAATTGGCGCATTATAACGGCTATG